AGGATTAGCAGCTAGAAAAACATTAAAAAAAGCAGCTAAAGAAGTAGGAGAAACATTAGGTGGTATAGGATTAGGTACAGCAGGACTTTTTGGGGCTTCAGAGATTATCGGCAGAGATATGGAGAAAAAAGCTCGTAAAAAGCTAATGAAAGAGGGTGGTTCTGCAGCTAGAAAACTAAAACAAAGGTTTAAAAACGCAAAATAATGGCTAACTTAATAGCATCACCTACTCAAATGGCTTATAAACTACAAGAAGTAGAAAATAAGCTAGAAGAACTTGACTTAAAGATAATGAAACTACAAGCTGTGGCTGAAGCACAACTTGAAACACTAAAGGCAAAGAATGGCAAAAAAACCAAGAAAAATGACTAAAGACGAATTAGTCGCACAACTTAACTCTGAGATATCAGGAGCTACTGGTTACGCAAATACAGAACTCTCTAATCAAAGAGAAGATGCCATGAAATATTATCTTGGTGAACCATTCGGAAATGAGATAGATGGTCGTTCAGAAATCGTTACAACCGATGTAAGAGACACAATCGAATACATTATGCCATCATTGATGCGTATTTTTACTACACATAACAACACAGCAGAATTCGAGCCACAAGGTCCAGAAGACGTTGAAATGGCACAACAAGCTACTGACTACTGCAACTATGTATTTAATCGCCAAAATAACGGGTTTAAGGTCCTTTATGATGTATTTAAAGATGCATTGATATCTAAAACAGGCGTAATTAAACATTATTGGGAAGAAAGAAAAGAAGTCCTGACAGAGACATACACAAATCTAACTGAAATAGAATATCAATCTATTCTAGCTAATGATGATATGGAAATCATTGAGCACACAGAATCAATAGTACAAAAAGCAGTTACTGATGATTATGGAACATTAGTCAGCCCTGAAGTTATAGAACATGATGTTAAGGTTAAATGTTATAAAGATTACGGACAAGTAAAAGTAGTTGCTGTACCACCTGAAGAATTTTTAGTTTCACGCAGAGCATCATCATTAGAAGATGCAGACTTTGTTTGTCATAGGGTTAAAAAATCTGTAAGTGATTTAATCGCTGAAGGTTATGACCCCGCCATTGTCAATGAGATACCTAGCTATGCTAATTCAGAAGCAGAACTTAATGAAGAACGATTAGCAAGATTTAGCTATGATGATGACTCAGTACCACCATCTGAGGGTGAAGGACCAAACAAAAAAGTTTGGATAGATGAATGTTATATGCGTATTGATTACGATAACGATGGTATAGCAGAACTCAGAAAGATTACAAAAGGCGGACAATATATCTTAGATAACGAAGAAATCGACATGATTCCTTTTTCTGCTATCTGCCCATTACCTATTCCACACAAATTCTACGGCATGTCTATTGCCGATACAGTCAAAGATATCCAACTAATTAAGTCAACTATTATGCGTAACCTGTTAGATAACATGTATCTAACTAACAATGCAAGATACGCTGTTATGGCTGGCCAAGTAGAACTAGATGATTTATTAACATCGAGACCAGGCGGTATTGTAAGAATGAGAGCACCAGGTGCAGTTCAAGCATTACCTACACCACAAATACAACCCTATGCGTTCCAAATGGTTCAATACCTAGATGGAATTAGAGAAGAAAGAAGTGGCGTATCTAAAATGACACAAGGTCTCAATCCTGATGTATTAACTTCACATGTGACATCAGGTGCAGTTTCAGCAGCAACAGAGTCTGCAATGCAACGTGTAGAGTTAATAGCTCGTATATTTGCAGAAACAGGTGTTAAAGATTTATTTAGAAACATATACGCACTCGTACAAAGATACGAAGATAGAAAAAAAGTATTCTATCTCAATGGTAAATTTATACCGATTGACGTATCAAGATGGAAAGATAAACTTAACTGTACTGTCAATGTAGGTATTGGTAGTGGTTCGCAACAATCTAAAACACAAACAATGTCTTCTATTATGACTTTACTAGGTACAGTAGTACAACAAGGCGGTATGGGTAGTTTAGTTACACCTAAGAATTTATATAATGCTATTAGCGAATTTATTGCACAATCAGGATATAAAAATACAGACCAATTTATATCTAATCCTGAAATGATGCCACCACCTCCTCCTCCTGAGCCAACTCTAGAAGAAAAGGTTGCAGCACAAAAAGCACAAGTAGAATTACAAAAATTACAATTACAAGCTAAAGAACTAGAGATTGAAACACAACTTAAATCTCAAGAGTTACAACTTAAACAAGAAGAAGCTGCAATTGATTTAGCTTTAAAACAACAAGATTTAAAAATTAAGAAATCTCAATTAGAACTTAATGAAGCGGAACTTGCTCTAGAAGCAGTACAAGGAAGACCCGTAGGTATAGGGCCAAGATAATGGCTTATCCTAAGACTTCAGGTTATGGTAAATTACAAAGGCGTAAGTTAATTTCTAAAAAGATTAAAGTATTAAAAAAAGAAGGGAAGCCACAGAAACAAGCAGTAGCAACTGCTTTATCTATGTACCCTAAAAAGAAAAGGTTACCGCTAGCATGAACGATAAGGATATCAATACAGAATTAGAATTATTAAAAAAAGATGTACATCTGATTAAAACAAATCATTTAGCACATATTGCATCAGATATAGATGATTTAAAAGACGATATGAAAGATGTTAAAATTGAGGTGTTTAGATTTAAATACGTAGCTTATGGAGCTATTGTTGTTTTTGTCTTAATGAGTGATAAATTTACAGAGATATTGAGGTTATTATAATGCCAAAAGGACCAGGAACATACGGAAAGAAACGTGGTAGACCACCAATGAAAAAAAAGAAGAAGTGTTATGGCAAGTAAAGGGCTATATCACAACATAAATAAACGTAAGAAAGCAGGTACTAGTAGACCTAAATCTAAATCTACTATAAGTGCTAAAGCTTATGCGAATATGAAAGCAGGATTTCCAAAATCAAAAAGCAAAAAAAAGAAGAAGGCATAGAGCGTAGTAAATATTACAGCGATAGATATGACCATTACACATCTTTAGGACATCCTAATGGTTTATCTGCTAAGTTAGCTCATGTTGATTTAGCAAAAGAATTTAAACAAAAGAATCCAACAATAGACAAACTTAAACAAATATGACAAGACAAGAATTAGAAAAATTCATGTTACAAAACCGACTTTCTGTCGAGGAATTTCATCGTAAGATAGGATATAGTCCTACAATCATACGTAATTTCCTCAAAGGCACAAAGAAGATTCCTGACCATATGTCACTAGAATCTTTAAACAAAACCATAAAAGGTGAATAACTCGCCACTACATAAGTAATCAGACTCGCATTGGGCGAACAACTGCTCTTATAAATGTAGAAGAGACTCACAGGAGAAACAATGGAAGACAAAAAAGAAGCTCAGATTAAAGCTGGGCAAGATGCAAAGTTATTGCTTGAGAATCCTCAAATGATAGCAGCATTTAATACTGTACTTAATAACGGATACCAACAATGGATATCTACAGAGATTAAAGATACAGAAGGTAGAGAGGCCCTTTACCATAAACAAAGAGCCATCCTAGAAGTTAAAAACACTCTAGTACAAACTGTTGAAAACGGACAGATACTAGAAGAAGAACGTAAAGGAGGCAAATGATGAGTGAAGATAATAATATACCAACAAAAGAAAGTAATGTTGGAGGGATTCCTATACAGGATGGCACTGTAAGAAGTGCACAAGAACAGATTCTTCTTAATCAAAGAACTCTTGCAAAAGAACAATCCGAGGTTAATGAAGAGTCAACAGAAACTCAGGAAGATGTTTCTGCACAGGCAATGGAAGATGCCGAATCAGTTGAAAACGAAGTAGTAAATTCGGAAGAATTAACTGCAGAGGACTTAGTTGATGATATTCCTGAACAAGGGCAACAAGACACATCGAAATACTCTATTGATTACAATGGAACAAATCTAGAAGTTGACTTGGAAGAATTGAAATCAGGATATATGAAACAGGCTGATTACACTAAAAAAGCTCAAGAAATTGCTGAACAACGTCAACAGTTTGAACAAGAACTAGCAGCGACTCAGCAAGAGAGACAGCGATATCTTTCGCAACTTGAACAATTTGATACACAATCTGATAAAAAGATTCAGGAGCTCGAGTCTACAGATTGGGCAAAACTCAAGGAAGAAGACCCTATGGAGTGGGCCATGAAAAGGGACCAGCTTAGGGAACTTCAAGACAATAAAAGGTTAGTTGCAGAAGAACAAAAAAATCTTCAACAGAAACAACAAACTGAAATGCAACAGAAGTGGAATGAAGAACTTCAAAGACAGCAACAAATAATGGCACAAAGACTACCTGAGTTTAATGACCCTGAAAAAGGGCCAAAGCTTAAACAAACTATTAAAGCTTACGCTCTTACAAAAGGGTTTACTGAACAGGAAGTTGATAGTCTAATTGATGCTAGGTCAGTAGAAGTTTTACATGAAGCTGCTATGTATCGTAATCTCTTAGATGCAAAGATTGCTAATAAGAAACAAAAAGTTGTTCCTAAAATGCAAAAACCTGGTACACCAAGTACTAAGTCTGAAGTTAATAGTGAAAAGATAAAGCAAAAACAAAAGAGACTGAAAATGTCAGGAAAAACCGATGATGCAGCAGCAGTAATCGAATCCTTACTAAAACAGTCTTAATTAACTTTAACACAGAGGTGTAATTCAAATGGCACAATTAGGAAATACATTTGAAACTTATGATGCTGTGGGTAACAGAGAAGATTTACAGAACGTAATCTATAATATCTCTCCAACAGATACACCATTTATGTCTTCAATTGGTTCAGGTAATGCTGAATCTACAAAGCATGAATGGCAAACTGACTCACTAGCTTCAGCAGCTTCAAATGCTCAAATAGAAGGAGATGATTCTCCAAGTGCTGCGTTATCTGCAACTTCTCGTGTTTTCAACTATACACAGATTTCTTATAAACCTGTGATGGTCTCTGGAACACAAGAAGCAGTAAATCACGCAGGTAGAGATTCTGAACTAGCTTATCAAATAGCTAAAGCTGGTAAAGAACTCAAAAGAGACATGGAACTTGACCTTACAGGTAAAAACGCAGCTACAGCAGGAAGCGGTAATGGTGCTACTGCTCGTAAATCTGCAGGTTTTGAGTCTTGGACAACAACAAACAACAGCTATGGTTCAGGTGGTTCTAACTCTAGTGGTACTGTAACAGATGGTACACAAAGGGTTCTTACAGAAGCTATCTTAAAAGGTGAGTTAAAATCTTGCTTTGATAATGGTGGCGACCCTGACCTACTATTAGTTGGTTCATTCAACAAACAAAAAGTATCTGGTTTTACAGGTAACTCAACTCGTATGGACATGGCAGAAGATAGAAGCTTAGTAGCTACTATTGATGTTTATGTTTCTGACTTCGGTGAAGTAAGAGTTGTAGCTGACAGATTCCTACGTTCTTCTGGTAGAAGTGCGTTGGTTGTTGATACAGAAATGTTTGCGACTGGTTTCT